ACTGCTAATGCGGTGACTGAGTTGACCTATGGTGGTGGCGGTACTGCTCCTACTATTACTGCAAGCAATTGGCAAACTGCAACTCTTAATGGCATTGCATACTTCTTTCAGACAGGACATGATCCTCTGATTTATGACCCCGCTATAAGTACAACTACTTATCGCAGAGTCTCAGAGAAGTCTGGCTATGTTGCAACTGTTCCTCAAGCTAATATTGCTATATCAGCATTTGGTCGCTTGTGGGTTGCTAATACAGCAACTGATAAAGTAACTATTACCTTCTCTGATCTGATTGCAGGTCATGTATGGGGTGGTGGTACTTCTGGCTCATTAGATGTATCTCGTGTATGGCCTAATGGTGCTGATGAAGTAATGGGTTTGGCAGCTCACAATGATTTCTTGTTTATCTTTGGTAAACGACAAATTCTTGTTTATTCTGGTGCTTCAACACCTGCTTCTCTTGTTTTGAGCGACACAGTAGGCTCTATTGGGTGTATTGCAAGGGATACGATTCAAAGTATTGGTTCTGACGTTGTTTTCTTGTCAGATTCAGGTGTTCGTTCACTGATGAGAACAATTCAAGAGAAGTCTGCACCCCTAAGAGACTTGTCTAAAAATGTTCGTTTTGACCTAAATTCAGCATTGGCAAGCGAGACATTGGCTAATTTAAAGTCTGTTTACTCAGAAAAAGAAGCCTTTTATCTGCTTGTTTTACCTGCAACATTCCAAGTTTATTGCTTTGATACCAAGCAATCATTGCAAGACGGGGCTTCCCGTGTAACTAAGTGGGACTCAATTGCTCCTACTTCTTTACGATCTTTGCGTAATGGCGACTTGTATATTGGTAAAAATGGGTATATCGGTAAGTATGGAACTTACCTTGATGACACATTAACGTACCGATTTGCGTACTACACCAACAATGCTGACTTGGGAAACCCTAACCAGATTTCTATTCTGAAGACTGTGACTGCCATTGTGATTGGTGGTTCAGACCAGTTTCTCTCAATCAATTGGGGATTTGATTACTCAGGTGCTTATCGTGCTGAGAACGTCTATATCCCTTCTCAAGCAAGTTACGAATACGGCACTGCTGAATACAATATTGCTGAATACACAAGTGGTGTACCAATTAAGACGCTAACAGCAAATGCTTCTGGTTTTGGCAAGATTGTCCAAACTGGATATGAGACTACTATTAAAGGGGTTTCATTTTCTCTACAAAAGATTGAAATTCAAGCCAAAGATGGCAAAATCGGCTAAGAGGTAAACCATGTCAAATTACACCAAAACCACTAATTTCGCATCTAAAGACAACTTATCACCTGGCAATCCATTAAAGATTGTCAAAGGTACTGAGATTGATACTGAATTTAACAATATTGCTACTGCTGTTGCGACTAAAACAGACAATGCTTCTGCCGCAATTACTGGCGGTACGATTACTGGCATCACCGATCTAGCGGTTGCTGATGGCGGTACTGGTGCTTCTACTGCCGCTGGTGCGCTGAACAACCTATTGCCTAGCCAAACAAGTAATGCAAACAAGTATCTTCAGACTGATGGCACAAATGCAACATGGGATGCAGTAAGTCTTTCTACTTCTGACATTACTGGCACTCTGCCCGTTCTTAATGGTGGTACTGGTGTAACTACTTCTACAGGAACAGGCGATGTAGTGTTGTCAAACTCGCCAACACTAGTAACTCCCGCATTGGGAACTCCTGCTTCTGGCACGTTGACTAACGCAACTGGTTTGCCGATCTCAACAGGTGTTTCAGGTCTTGGTACTGGTGTAGCGACATTCTTGGGTACACCATCATCTGCTAACTTGGCTTCTGCCGTCACAGATGAAACTGGCTCTGGTGCTTTGGTGTTTGCCAACAGTCCTGCGCTAGTTACGCCTACTTTGGGTACACCAGCTTCCGCTACTTTGACTAATGCTACTGGTTTACCAATCAGCACAGGTGTAAGTGGTTTGGGTACAGGTGTGGCTACTTTCTTGGCTACTCCCTCAAGCGCAAACCTAATCTCTGCCGTGACAGATGAAACTGGCACAGGATCGTTGGTCTTTGCGACAAGCCCAACTCTTGTTACTCCTGCTTTAGGTACTCCTTCAGCATTGGTAGGAACTAATATTACAGGTACTGCTTCAGGTTTGACAGCGGGTAATGTAACCACTAACGCTAACCTTACTGGTGCAGTTACTTCTGTTGGTAATGCTACCTCTCTTGGTTCATTTAGCTCAGCTAACCTCTTAGCAGCTTTGACAGATGAAACAGGAACAGGCTCTGCTGTTTTTGCCACTTCACCTACTTTGGTGACTCCTATTCTTGGAACACCTACAAGTGGTACTTTAACTAATGCAACTGGTCTGCCTTTAACAACTGGTATAACGGGTACTTTGCCTATTGCAAATGGTGGATCAGGACAAACTACTGCTAATGCGGCTTTTAATGCTTTAGCACCTAGCCAAGCAACTAATTCTGGTAAGTATTTAACTACTGATGGTACAAATAGTTCTTGGGCAACAGTAAGTGGTGGTAGTGGTTTAACTCGCGCTCAAACAACGGCAATTTCTTTTATTTTTGGTTTCTAAGGAATAATCATGGCAGCACCAAATATTCTTGCAGCAACAACTGCAACACCGCATACAGTTTCTATAACTCCTGCGGATACTGCTCGTAACGCATTGGTTACTGCACCTTCATCTGGCGCATCACAAAAAATCAATTTAATTATTGTGTCGAACATTGATGGTGCAAATGCTTATGACGCTACAGTTGAATTGCGTTTAGCAGATGGCACAACTTATCGTGCTATTGCTTCTACAATCTCTGTACCAGCAGATGCTTCAGTAATTATTTCTGATAAAACTACTATGTTTTATTTGATGGACACTTCTGTTTCTGGTGAGGCAAGCACATTGTGGGCTACTAGTAGCACAGCAAGCAAGTTGACTTACACAGTAAGCTACGAAACTATTTCTTAAAGGTCTACCATGTCACAAAGATATGCTGGTGGAGTTTTAAGCGCAACTGCTAATGCCTATGGCGGTACTGCTACAGCAGTCGAATACCTTGTGGTTGCTGGTGGTGGCGGTGGAGGAAACTTTGCAGGTGGCGGTGGTGCTGGTGGTCTGTTGACTGCGGCTTCTTTTGTTGTTGCAACTGGTTCTGCATTGACTGTCACTGTTGGTGCTGGTGGTGCTGGTGGCGTTAATACAGGCGCATCACAAAGTGGTGCAGCAGGAACAAACTCTGTATTTTCATCTATCACTGCTACAGGTGGTGGATATGGTGCAGGTGCAGGTCCTGTTGCTGGTGGTGCTGGTGGCTCTGGTGGTGGAAGTGAGGAAGGCGGTGCGGCTGGTGCTGGAACTTCTGGACAAGGATTTAATGGTGGGGTTGGCTTAGTAGGCTCACCATATTCTGGTGGAGGCGGTGGTGGTTCCGGCTCTATTGGACTAGCAGGGACAGCAGGGCAAAGTGGCAATGGTGGTGCTGGAACAGTATCTAGCATAGATGGCACAAGAAAATTTTATGCTGGAGGTGGTGGCGGTGGCGTAAGAGGCACTACCACTAATGCAGGTCTAGGAGTGGCTGGCGGTGGTAATGGAGGCTTACAGTTAGCTGGTGCAAACGCTACTGCAAATACAGGCTCTGGCGGTGGTGGCGGTGGATATACTGTTTCATCTACTTATGCTGGTGGCGGCAATGGCGGCTCTGGCATCGTAATCATTCGTTACCCTGCAATACAAAATCCCGCAACTGCAACAACAGGAAGCCCTGTAATGTCAATCGTAAATGGTTATCGAATTTACACTTGGACAGCATCTGGAACAATAACTTTTTAATTGGAAATAGACATGGCACATTTTGCACATATTACAAATGGGATCGTAGACCAAGTTATCGTTATTGATGCTGAGACATTGGCAACTGGTAATTGGGGTAATTCATCTGAGTGGGTTCAAACAAGCTACAACACTCACGGCAACCAACATCCAGAAGGTCGTCCATTGCATAAGAACTATGCTGGCATTGGCTACACATGGGATGGCATAGGCTTTGCCCCTCCACAACCATTTGCATCTTGGACTAAAAGTGCTGAGACATATCTGTGGGATTCACCTACACCTATGCCTACAGACGGCAAAATGTATAGATGGGATGAACCAACATTGTCATGGGTTGAAGTAACTCAGGGGGCTTAATCATGGGACAGTTTTCTGGTATTTGGACTCAATCTCAAGTAAGCCAAGGCATTAAAGCTGGCACATGGACAAACATACCGCCTTCTTTTGTTGAATACTTAGTTATTGCTGGTGGTGGTTCAGGTGGTGGCTCTATTGCTGGTGGTGGCGGTGCGGGTGGTTTACTTGCGGGATTTGCAGGTATTACCACAGGGACTGCTTTAACTGTAACTGTAGGCGCAGGCGGTGCGGCTAAAACAGGTAGTGCTGGTGGTTCTGGTTCTGTCGGAAATAATGGTTCTAATTCTGTTTTTGATGTTATTACATCAACAGGTGGTGGAGGTGGTGGTGGTTATGGAAATGGTCCAACTCCATTTAACGGAACTGTAGGCGGCTCTGGTGGTGGATGTGGATGTTTTGATGTTGGACTTTATACAACCTTTGCCGGCACATCTGGCACAACAGGACAAGGAAATAATGGTGGATCAACAGTTGTAGCAAATGGCACATACGCTGTTACAGGTGGTGGAGGCGGTGCTGGTACTGTTGGCTTAAATGGAGCATCAACAAACAATCCATCTGGAAATGGTGGTGCTGGTATTGCATCATCTATATCAGGAACAGTTACAACTTACGCTGGCGGTGGTGGAGGCGGAGTCCATAATTCTGCAGGAACTGCTGGTTTAGGTGGTGTAGGTGGTGGCGGTGCTGGTTCACCAACTGGAACTACTGCAACTTCTGGAACTGCTAATACTGGTGGCGGTGGTGGCGGTTGTGGCTTTAACAGTGGAAACTCTGGTGCGGGCGGTAGCGGTATCGTAATCCTCCGCTATCCAGACACATTCATGGCCGCTACAAGCACAACAGGTTCACCAACAATTACAACAGCAGGTGGGTTTAGAGTTTATAAATTCACGGCTTCTGGCTCAATTACTTTTTAATTATACAAATACTAAAAGTATCATTTGAGAATAAAATGAAATTTAAGAGGACAAATCATGGCTATATCTGACGCACTTGCTTGGCGGTTAAACAGTGGTGGTACTGCTGATGACCTCTATAGCGATATTCGTACATTCTTGGGGACAAACCCAGATGCTGCTGCAACACAAGCCGCAATGCGTCAGTATGGCATTTCTGGAGAGGATGTAGCCGCTGCTACAGGTGGTGCTTCAGGCGGTTTGCTAAGTGGAAATATCTTAGCGGGTGCTAGTTGGAATAGCTCGAATACAGCTTTACAGAATCAACTAACTGAAACTACTGGTCAAGCCACATCTAACTATGCGGTTGCAGGATCGACTACAACTGACACTCTTAAGCAACTAAATACATATTTAGCGGGTGGTGGTCAGTTTGACCCTAACGCTACTGTTTACTTGCAAGCGGGTGGGGTTGACTTCATTACTGGTGTAGACAAGGCAGTTGTAAAAGATAACTTAAACCAGATTGTCAAGACTCTTGGCGATCAAGGTGTTAATGTTGTTTTAACTGGTTCACCTTATGCCAAGTCTGTGCAAGATGTAATTGATAATAAATTTGATCCTAAAGTTGACCAGATTTTTACAGATGTTGCCAAGGCTAACTCTAATGTTGCTTTGGTTGGTACTCAAGGCGAGATTCTGCAAAACAAAGCATTATTGGTAGACGCTTTGCATACCAATGCTGAAGGTACGGCAGTCTATAACCAATCAGTTATTGATGCTTTATCTCAGTTTAAGAATGAAGTTCCATCTAGCACTCCACAAGCTATTGCACAAGTTTATCAATCAAACACTGTACCTGTAACTCCTCCAATTATTACTCAGGCCGCTAATATTCCTGTTGTTGCTCAGTCATTAGCTAGAGCAATTCCTACTGCTCGTGGAACTGTGATTGAGGGCGATGACATTGAGGCACAGATTGCAGGTGTTCCACAAGTAGTTTACCAAACACGAGTTGATCCAAACAACACAGCTAATTGGGAAACATACAATCCAAAAACAGGCGAAGTAATTGACTCAGGTACTTTTGCTGGTGGTGGTGATAAAGGTCTATTGGCTGCTGCTGCCCCTGTCATTGGTTTGGCGGCTTCTACTGTTGGTTTGCCTTTTATTACGGGTCTATTAGGTGGTGCTACTGGTTTGACAGGTTCTGCCTTGGCTGGTGCTACAGGTGCAACCATTGGCGGTGGAACAACTGCAATAGCAGGTGGAACAGGAAAAGACATCCTTAAAGGTGCTTTGCTTGGTGGTGCGGCTTCTTATGGTGGCTCTTTGTTGGATAACTATTTGAGCACTGGTTCTACTGTTGATGCGGGTATTACAGAGCGTCAATTTGCTATTGCAGATGCCAAGAACTTAGCAAGCCAAGGTTTATCAACTACTCAAATTGCTGATACTTTGGCGGCTGGTGGCTATGGCGATATTGTTATTGAAAGAGCGTTAAATTCCTTAACAGGTGCTGTTTCATCAACATTGCCAATACCTGGTGCTGTAAATGTTACGGGCACTGCTGCTCCTGCGGTCAGTACGGGTGGTTTGTTAACCAGTGTGGTTGCTCCAACAACTGCTCCAACAACTGCACCAGTATCCACTGCAACAACTGCTCCAGTAACACAAGCTGGTACTGTGAATGTAACTGGTACAGCACAGCCACAAATGGTAGATCAAGGGACATTAAACTTGGTTGCTAGTCAGCTTGCTTCTAATTTGGGAACTCCTGCTAATTTAGGAACTTCTACTAATTTAGCTAATGTTGAGATTACAGCAAATAGACCTGCTACAACTACAGAAATTGCAAATGCAATTCTTGCGACTGTACCAAATGTAACTCTTCAACAAGCACAAACTCAAGCACAAGTATTGATTACAAGTGGTCAGAACTTGACTACCAATGACTTGATTAGTGCTGTTTCTTCTGTATCTCCAAACATTACAAATAGTGTTGCAGAACAGATTATTACTAGTTCAAACTCAACTGTTATTCCGTCAATAGTTAACTCTTTGGCATCTGTTGCTGCGTCAACAATTCCTGCTAGTTCGGTTGCAACTCAAACAATTACTGGTAAAAGAGAGCCTAGTATTACCAGTAATTTAACTGCGGCAGCAATTCCGTTGATTCAGCCAAGTACGCCATTAACATTGCCTGAAATACCAAGGCAACCAACAACGCCAACAACATCCAATCCTTTGCTTAACACAGCAGCCTCATTGGGACTGTCAAGTTTGTTGGGTTCAGCTGGAGCTAACTTGATCTCTGGTGGTCTTGGTACTGCGGGTAATCTTTTGCAGATGCAAACATCAAGAGAAGCGGCTCAACGAGCGCAAGCAATGATTGATGCTGAAACAAAAGCGGCTAAAGATGCGGCTCAGTTTAGACCTATTGGCATGACTACTAGGT